TTCTGGTGATCCATATCTAAATCTAACATTATCACAATCTACCCACTGTCCTTCTGCTGTAGTTTCTGATATCTGTTTGTTAATACCGGGCTGAAAACCTATTTTTTGTAGCATAACTATTTAATATATAGGGTTTTTGATTAACTGTCATCTTTTAAAAAAATGGGAGAAACAAACAAAAACTATTGAGCTACGTACTCAGAACCATTCCAATCGTACAAGGCATCGTTTGGACCTCTTGCTATCCAACCTTTTGTATTATCCGCTTGGTAAGCACTTTCATCCCAATCTCTCATATAAAATTTTTCTTCACCATCTTCAGTAAATGTAATCGGAGAAGGTTGAGGCAGTGGTGCTTTCCAATCATGGTTATCGTCTAAAGACCATGAAACATAAGGTTGTGGTCTTATAAACACGTTGTTTGATTCGTCGTATCTATATCCAATACCTGCATATTGTTTTCTAAAATTACTATTATAAGAAGTTTGTTTCCAAGTTCCACCTTTAAAAAAATTAATACACCATGTCTCTCCATCAACATGCATGTCTGATGGAACCACATCATTACCTACCACAACAACTCTTTGAACAATCCAATATGTGTTTGTAGTAAATCCTGTAGGGTCAGTTTCCTGTTTTATTTCTGCAAAATGTGCCATAGAAGTTGCTATATATCTTATTTTTTAATTGAAGTAAAGCCCTTGAACCAAGCAGGTAATCCTATAAAAGGTCTTTTGTCAAACTCATTTTCTCTAGCTATTTTAGAACCTTTTTTATTGTAATGTAAAAATACCTGTCCGCAAGTATCTCCTCTAAATTCTTCTCGCCAATGCTCTAAATCACAACCAGAATATATTAACATGTCTCCAGGTTTAAGAATTATTTCAATACCAGCTTGTCCTTCTTTACCTGTTGGATCAACAAATATTGGCCAGTCATCACCCCCTAAATTTAAAGTAGTGGATATTTCACAACTAAATCTATCTTTATGTCTAGCTAACACATCACCTTTTTTATATATTCTTGCATAAGAATACGTTTCAGATAATTTAATACTTGTATGTTTTTCCATAATTGGTTTTACTTTTTGTAGTAAAGTCTCCATAACTAAATCGCCATAGTGTGAATAGGTATTTGGAACTTGAGGATCAGACCATATTCCATAATAGTCTGTGTAGGGAGAAATATATTTTTGATCAAATAAAAATCTAGCTACTTTTCTTTTGTTTAAAAAATAAGCAAAACAAAAATCAGCCATTTCTTTACTAATAGCTCTTTTTAAAACTGTGTATTTATTTTTTTTAAATGACATTTTTTCCTCCATAGATTTTATTTTTTGTCATAATTATATGAAAATATTATTCTTTTACATTTTTTAACTTTATTTTTTACACCGTGCATTAAATAACTTCTCCAAATAAACAATCTACCAGATTTTGGTGGATGTGTGATTGTTCTATTTGTCCACATATTTGTTTTTACATAATTTTTTGTAGTTTCACCTAGAGCATTTTTCATGTCTGGAACAGGGTTTGTAAAAATTAAACCAGAATCCTCTTCATATCCCTCAAGAAAAAACACCATTGATATTACATATCCTGGGTGGTTGTGATAAGGTTGATTACTAGCTATCTTATAATCATATATCCATGAATCTTTACATACAAATTTATCTTTATATTCATGTAACTTTATAAATTTTTTTACCTCACTATCAATCCATTTATTTAATTTATTAAATTTTTTATTAGAGTGTGGCTCTTCTTTACAAAAACCATACTCATCATATTTATACTTTAATATAATTTTTTTATAGTCACTTTGTATTTGTTTAATAAATGGACAATCACTAACGCCAACCACTTGTGGAAAATGAACTAATGGTGTCATCTATTATCTCCATAAATTGATATCGTTACATTTAATCTTCCGTTATGATGTCCATAAGCAGAATGTAAATATCTACTATCAAATAACAACATTCTATTTTGAACAAACTTTACATCAGTTATAGGTTGTTTTTTTATGTTATAGAACATTGTACCTGAATTTAAATTTGTTTTAGATAGATATAATAATCCTGTATATAAACGTCCGTCTTGATGATCGGTGTGCATCCAATCTTGGTTTTTAATGTTTTTATTTCTTTTGTGAACATACATCTCAAGAGGCACATCTTTTTGAAAAAGATCTTTAAAATAAATCATCATTGATTTTACAACAGTTTCAAAAATAATTTTGTCAACTTGAGGTATTGATTGTGTCCTTACACCCGGCCAAGATTGTTTTTCATTAAATTTTTTATTAAATTGTTTTAAAGAATAAAAAGGTAGTTTTTTACACCTTTCATAAATTTGTGTTGGTTCTTCTAAAAAATTATCTATTTGTGTTATTTGCATAGTTTAATAACGTAGTAGTCTGTAATTTTGTATTGATTTTGATATGGCCTGACAATTCCAATGTATAAATCTAAATGGTTCATAACCCAAGTCTACAACATATTGATGAGGCATATACGATGGAAAAAACATAATTCTACCTGGTTTTATTTTGTACATTATCTGTGAACTTGCTTGTGTAATTTTTGTTTTATCTTTTTCTGGTAAAAGATTCATAACATTACCTGGCCGTGGATCTTCAAACATTGGAAAAGAAGTAGCCTCACTAGCTTTTAAAAAATAAAAACCCGATATGTGACCATTCCAATGTGTGTGTAAAGTGTGGTGTCCGCCACCATCTTTTGCAAATTCTTGCACCCACATTTCTGTAATAAACACTTGATAATTAGTTAAGTCAAAACCCATTTCATTTAAAAGATTATGCGAAGTTGCACACGCATAGTTTTGCAATTCTTTAAATTTAGGATCACCAATTAAAGATTTTGAATGAAACACCTGTCCCATATCTCCTCTATCGCCAAATTTTTTATTACGTTTATCTCTAACTTTTTTTAAATTTTTACTAGCCTTTTTAATATAACTGTTTGATGCTTTATTTAATTTATCAACATACTTTGGTTCATCCGCGTACCAAATAGGACATTTAAAATGTTCTTCTAAATTTAATTGTTTTGGAAAAATCATTTATACGGCCATCCTAAATTCCATATTACTAAACTATATCTTGACCCTTTTTTAACTGGACAAACTCTGTGCCACACAAAACCTGGAAACACAACCAAAGATCCTTTTGGTAATATTTCTGTGCATTTTCTAATATTTCTTTTTTTATCAGGATCCAAATTTCTAAAATCAAATTCAAGTTCACCGCCCTTATAATCTTTAGGATCAGATAAAGATACAGTAACGGATAATTTTCTAATTTTGCCATGTGTTGGATCGTTAGGGATATCATAAGGTTGGTGGTAACTATCACAATGCCAATCATAAAATTGACCTTTTTCATATTTAGTAAATTGACAAGATTCAGAGTGGCTCCATTCAAAATTCCACCCAGCATTTTTATTTGCTAAATTAACATAAGGTTGTATTTCGTTGTATATCCATCTATCATTCATCCAAACAATATTTGAATCTCTTTTTTTCTTTAAATCTTTTACTTGTTTAGTATTTAATTTTTTTTGACCATAGCCACCAGTAACAGCCATTTGATCTTTAATAGATTTTCCGTGACGAACTATATCATCACATATTCTTTCAGGTATGGCTTTTTTAAAGTACCAGTAATAATTTATTAAGTTCATATGTCTTTATATTTTTATAGTATAATGTTTATGACGAATAGTCAATCTTATTTTACGTTTATATTTATCACACTTCTAATTTGAGACTTAATAGGATATCCAGCCGCGTGCTTTAAAGATCCATCAAATATTAATATTCTACCCATTTTAGGAGATATTTTTTTAAAAACTTTTTTGTTGTTAAAAATAACTGTGTCTCCATCTGAATTATTTACATAATATATGATAACCAAGTGCTTATCGTTTGTATCTGTGTGAGGTGTGCTATGGTTATTTTTTTTTACACTTGAACTTGAAGTTTGTAAATTAGCTTTAGCTCTAATTAAATTAATTTGTGTTAGATTAAATTTACGTAATATTTTTTGTAATATTAGATTTACCACATTTTTATGAGGAGAGGCATTTGTTTCTCCTAATTTGTAAAAGCTATGAACTAATTTTACATATTCTTTAACATTTTTATTTTTAGATTTTAAATTAGTAGAAGTAAAATTGTCTTTGTTGTCTCTGTGTTCTATTAAAAACCACGGAAAATAAACATCAAACAAAGTATTTTTAATTGTATTTTGCTCTGTTGATGAAAGTAAATTATCACAAACTAAATATTGCTTTCTCTTTATAGTGTCAAATAACATTAACTAATAGTTAATGTACCAGAAACCGTAAAAGTTGCAACTCTTTCATTACAAGAACCAACACAACTCGCTACCGAGTTTGTGCCTGGTGAAACTGCCATACTAACAGCACTTGGTGCTCTTACAATAACAATACCTGATCCTCCAGCTCCCGCTGCTTGAGGTGCACCATGGTCTCCTGATCCTCCACCGCCACCACCAGAGTTTGTTGTTGCAGCTGTTGCAGGTGCAGGTGAACTAGGATTTGTTTGTCCATTTCCTCCACCACCGGAACCTCCTTGTGCCGGACTAGGGTGTCCTGAACCACCACCTCCTCCGCCACCTCTTGTGACAGATGATCCTGTAATTGAAGATGCTAAACCATTTCCTCCACTTGCTGAACCTCCTGGATTACCACCGTTTCCAGCAGCGCCAGATCCTCCACCACCTGTTGATCCTTGAGGGCCTGGGTTTGTTCCACCATTATTACCTTCTGGGGGACTAAATCCTCCAGCGTTACCAGATCCTCCCGTTCCACCGGGATTCCTTACACCGCCACCAGATCCACCAGGTTCTCCACCAGTTGGTCCTTGATTGTCTCCATTACCACCACCTGTGGATGTTATTGTATCTAATACTGAATTAGAGCCATTTACGTCTACTGCTCCTCCGCCACCAACAGTTATAGGAATATCTCCTCCTATTTCAATGGTAGATGATTTTAAAGGAGTTGGTCCGTCAAAGGAATTTCTATATCCCCCTGCTCCGCCTCCTCCGCCTTGGCCCGAGTCTCCTCCACCACCGCCGCCACCGACTACTAAATAACTTACTTCTACTGGTGTAACACCACTTCCTCCACCAAAACCTAATATTTGATAGCCAAAAGATTTTTGTCTTCGTGATCTTACTGATGTTCTTTTTTTATTAGAACCTTCTCCTGTTTGAGAAATAAAATTTAATTTATCGTCCTTCATAATATGCTTCTATTACGCGTCGTTAGCAGCATCAGTAGTAAAGAATAGTTTAATACCTAATAGTTTTGCATCAGCTGTTAAATCATCTGCAGATACATCTCTAGATATTTGAAAAAATACATACTCATCTGTACTAGGTGAGCCTGCTATTGTGACTGCTCCACTTTCTGCTGTTACTGCTAAATCGTTTGATGTACCACTCATTGCTTTGGCTGTAGGTGCAACTGCAGTACCAAATGCAGTGTTTAAATCTCCATTATCTGCTAGTGCTACTCCTTGTAAAGCCCATGATGTAGTTCCAGTGTTTGTTGTAGCAGCTGTAAAAAATGCTTGAAAAGTTACTGTGCCTTCATTCCATGATTTAGGAAAAGCAACAGCAAACTGTGCAAATTCGTCTGAGTCTTTGTCAAAATCTAAAGTTTTTAATTCAGGTCCATTACTTAATTCTGTTTGTGCAAGTCCAGCACAACCATTTGTAGTATTAGGATACATAGCAACTGCTGGTACCCAAATAGTTTCTTTTCCTGCAATTTTAATTGCACCAGTAGAATCTCCTGCGTCTACTGCTTTAGCAACTCCAGTTCCGTTAGGAGCGATAGTTATATCTCCATTAGCTGCATCTGTAATTGTAATTGTTCCAGAGTTTGTTCCAGAATTAGTATCTAATATTAAATCGTGTGCTCCACTAGTTGTTATTGTAGCGTTCGCTGCTCCTGTTCCAAAAACAGTTTCACCAGTTCCTTTTGGTTTAATAGCTATATCAATATTTGAATCATCTCCTGTTGCAGATAATGTTGGATCATTTCCTGTTGCAGCGTTAGCGATTGTAAACTCATTTACCGCAGAACTAGTAGCTGTAAGTAAAGCTAATTGATTTCCGTTCGTATCTAAAACTGAAGTACCAATTTTAGGTGAAGTTAAAGTTTTGTTTGTTAAAGTTTGTGTTCCAGTTGTTGTAACGTCTCCGTCACCAAAAGCTAAAGTAATGATATCGGGATTAGTTCCATCATTAGCTGATGCAAATATTAATTGATCTCCCTTATCTGTTGTAGAAAAAGTAAATGAATCTCCAGATCCAGATACATATTTAAATTGTACTGTATATGCACCTGATGTTGAATTTCTTAAAATATAAAAAGTTTGAACGTCTAAAGGTATTGTTACGATTTGATTTCCTGTAATAGTTCCAGTAAATTCTATCATTCTGTGTGCAAGAACTGCACCAGTTGATCCATCAGAAACAGATAAAGTTGTTGTTTGTGCACTACCAGCAATTGATTGCTGAG